TAAATGTGAGGGAATTGTTTTTTATCCTTTAGCCCGAGAAACATTTTGTAGGTTAGTGGTAGAAGCTAAATGTATGGGACTTAAAGTTATTACCTCTAAGAATTACGGAGCATCGTTAGAGACTTGGTTTGATGAGTTATCAGGTAAATCTTTAATTAGTTTTTTAGAGACAAAAACAAAAGAAAATATAAATAAAATAAAAAACTTTTTACAATTATGAAGGTAACCTTATTTACGGTTTTTTGGTTAAATGGTAATATTGAAAGAACCAGAAACGCTTCTTTTTCACAAATTAAACTTAAAAACCTTTGCGACTTTTTAAAAAAAAATGATGTAGATGCCGATTTCTTTACGTTTGATTTTTCTATAAAAAAAACTATTGACTGTTCAGTCCACATGCCTTACAACCCATCCCAATACCATAGGTCAAAAAAAATGAACATGTCTATGAATCATATATTAAAAAAAAATAATTCAGATGTATTTTGCCAATTTGATTCTGATATTTTTTTAAATGAGGATAAGTATGTTGATTTTTTAAATCTTTTAAAAAATTTAAAAGATAATGAATTTTTTATTGCTCAAGTATTAGACATTTCTGAAAAATCTTTGGGTAATATAAACTTTGATTCGGTGGATGTTGATTTAAATGATATCATAGTCACACCCAGAACCATTACAGGATTAGGTGCTGTATTTATAACACACACTAAAAACATAATTGAAGTTGGTGGGTTTGATGAAAGATTTGAAGTGTGGGGTGGTGAGGATGACGATTTAGCTGAGAGATTAATGAGATTAGGTAAATTAAGGAAGTTATGTCCATTTAATTACTATCACTTACCACATAAGTCTTTAGAGACCGAATCTAAAAATAATATTAAATATCATGAACAGGTTAACATAATAAGGTCTGACTCATCAAATATTAGACCTTCATTTATGAACAATTATAATATAAAATAAATATGAAAAAAATAATTAAATTTAATCCATTATCACTATTAACCCCCTTAAGGTTTGACATTAATGCTAAGATTTTTTACGCAAAACATAGAAATTTAAACTCCGAATACCCTAAAGAACTTTATTTAGAACATATTCGCGTATGGAATGGTTTTTTTGAGTCTTATCCTGAAAAAAATAAACCTGAAGATTTTATTAATTCATTTAATATCACTTTAGAGTCTATTTTAAGGTTTGGATTTAAATACCCTGAAAAAAATTACATACCGTTAAAAAACAATTCCCCATATAATGGATCACATAGGGTCGCGTCCTGTATAGTTTCTAATGTTGAAATTTATGGGATGGAAGATGATAGTAACGGACAACATATATGTGACCATAATTTTTTTAAACAAAAAGGTCTTTCTGATGTTTATTTAGATGAGATGGCTTTAGAATATGTAAGAAATAAAAAAAACACATACACAATAAGTATTTTTTCGTCAGATAAAAAAGACCTATCATTAGCAATAGAAACAATAAAAAAACATACAAATATTGTCTACAACAAAGAAATAAACTTTACGGAGTTAGGTAAACATAATTACATAATAGAACTTTATAGGTTTGAAAATTGGGTAGGTAATCACCACTCAGAATACGGGGGAGCGAAACATAAAATGTCCAACTGTTTTAGAAATTCAAATAAAATACAACTATTTGTTGTGGAATGTGACAATATAGAAAAATTGTTATTATGTAAGAAAGAAATGAGAGACTACTACAAAGAAGAAAACCATTCTGTACATATTAACGACACTCAAGAAGAGACTTGGAGAATATGTTCAACGTTATTAAATAAAAATTCTTTGTGGATTATTAATAATGTAAAACAACCGAATTATGATAATTTTATTTCATTATTTAATCAGTATCGGGACGAAATAAAAAACCAAGATATTAATAAATTTTGTATTACGTCAAGTTCGGTCCTATCTCTTTTTTCAATTAGAGAATGTAACGACATTGATTTTATTACTACCGATGTTGGTTATGTTGATAAGAAGGATGGTAATGTATCCAGTCACGAAAACCAATTAAAGTATTACCCGTACCATAAAGACGATATAATTATAAACCCTAATTTACATTTTTATTTTATGGGTTATAAATTTACAACATTAGACGTATTAAAAAAAATGAAAGAGAGTAGAGGAGAACAAAAGGATAAAAATGACGTGTTATTAATAAACGATTTTACAATAAAAAATAAAAAATAAAATAATGAATAATAATAAAAAAATAAAAATAGGATTTACAGACTTTTGGGGAGGATTTAATCCAAAAACAGATCCCATATTTAGTTTATTACTAAACAAACATTATGATGTAATTTATGATAATATAAACCCTGATGTGTTATTTTTTAGTGTAGACGGGGACACACATAAACAATATAATTGTAAAAAAATTCTATTCACTCCTGAAAATTTTTATTCTCATAGGTATCAACCTTTAGATTTTACATTAGGAGAGGATAACCTTTACAAATATGCGGACTACAGTATAACAGGATTTGATACGGGTAATGAGAAAAATTTTAGATTACCTTGCTATATCAGAAGGTACGGCCATAATATTAAGGATACTATAAATGATAGAACGATACCTAAAAAATCTAAAAAGATTCTTTATCTACAAAGAAACTGCGTACAATTTAGAGACGAATTTGTTTTAAAATTACAAAAACATATAGAAGTCGATTGTTTAGGTAATTGTATCAGAAATAAAAACATAGACGTAATCGATAAAATAGAATTTATGAAAGATTACAAATTTGTCATGTCTTTTGAGAATTCCTCCTACCCTGGATATAATACGGAAAAACTTGTCGATGGATTCATTTCTAAAACTATACCAATTTATTGGGGAGATACCAACGTAAATTCTGACTTTAATCCTAAATCTTTTTTAAGTTACCACGATTACAATGACCAAGACATATTGATAGAAAAAATACTAGAACTAGATAATAACGAATCTAAATATAACCAAATGTTACTTGAACAACCTATAATTAATTATGGACTCTTTGATGAAAATAAATTAATTAATTTTTTAAACAAAATATTATTATGATAAAAATATATTCAAAAGTAGACACAACAAAATTATTACATATTATAGTAAGAAAAGAAGATATGACACCAGGTAGGCAAGATATTGTACCTGAAGAAAATTTTATACAGTGTTCTATATTAAATTTAGAAAAAGACAAAACATTTAGACCACATAAACATGTTTGGAAAAGAAGAGATATAGACGTAATTGCCCAAGAAAGTTGGGTTATTATTCAAGGGAGTGTTAAATGTATTTTTTATGATTTAGACGATACAATTTTAGTCGAACATATATTAAACGTTGGTGATTCAAGTTTTACTTTAGAGGGCGGACATAACTACTTGATTTTAGAAGAAAATACATTAATTTATGAATATAAAACAGGCCCTTATGAGGGCCAAATAAATGATAAAACTTTTATTTAAAATGGATAAAATTTTGATATATATAGGACTAAACAATGGTGTTGGGTTTTTAAATATAATAGAAAATGAAAATTTTGACAAATGTTATGGGTTTGAACCAATTCCTCACTTATATGAAAAAGTAAAAAATGAACATATAAATAACCCAAAAGTTGAAATAGTTAATGCCGCTGTAGTTGAGACAGAGGGCGAGTATGATTTTTATGTTAGTAAATTTAATGATATAATTGGGGACTCTTCTTCATTATTTCAAATAACAGAAGAATATAGAGAAATAACAGGTAATGACATACACACAGACAAAAAGATAAAAGTTAAGGGTATAAATCTTAAAAAATTTTTGGAAGAAAAAAAAATAACTAATATTAAAAAATATGTTTCTGATGCCGAAGGAATGGATTATACAATATTAAAAAGTATTAATAGTTTTCTTAATGAAAGAAGAATTGAATTTATACAAGTTGAGTCTATTTGTGATTACGTAATAAGCGAAATTAGAGAAAATCAACCGACTAACTACGAAAAAGATTTTGTTAATTTATTATCTAATAATTATGAATTATACAAAAAACAAGAAGGCAATTACAACCAAAAATCACCTAACCATTGGGTAAACAGGGATTTATATTTTAAACTTAACCAATAAAAAAATGAACTTTAATTTTGAAGTAGTTCAAGAATTTGAAAATAAAATATCAAAATTTTTTGGATCACCTTATGCCGTTGCGGTAGATAGTTGTACACATGGTATTGAGTTATGTTTAAGGTATACTAAAGAAACAAAAATAAATGTCCCAAAAAGAACATATTTGTCCGTTCCTTTTTTATCTGATAAAATGGGGTTAGAACGAGAATGGAAAGATGAGGAATGGGAAGATTATTATACTTTAAATTATGGTAATAAAAGAATAATTGACGCAGCAGTTCTTTGGAGAAAAGATAGTTATTTACCAAATACATTTATGTGTGTTAGTTTTCAGTATCAAAAACATCTTTCATTGGGTCGTGGCGGTATTATTTTATTAGATAATGAAGAAGACTATATTAAGTTAAAAAAAATGTCTTACGATGGTAGATTACCTAACATACCATGGAGATATCAAGACATTGAAACGGTAGGTTATCATTATTACATGACGCCAGAAACAGCACAACTAGGATTAAATAAATTACAAGAAGCTATCAACACACAACCAAAAAAATGGGTAGTTACAGATTGGCCCGACTTAACAAAAATGAAAATATTTAAAAACTATGATTTATAAAATTTTTGATTCAGTATCATATGGACATATGGAACCATTAGTTCCCTTTACAAAAATTGCGGAATTTAATACACTTAATGAAGTAAGTGATTTTTTATCTAAATCTGATGAATCAATTAAATACTTTATTTGTGATAAAGAGAATAAAGTTTTATTTGAAAGTACTATGAAAATATTTGAGTCACCAGATAACGGTAAAACCATATACAAAAGAGGGTATTTACAAAGAAATAAAAAACAAATTAAATGAAACAGAAAAAAGCATTTATAACAGGAATTAATGGTCAAGATGGTAGTTATCTTGCGGAATATTTATTATCTTTAGGATATGAAGTACATGGGATGGTTAGAAGACATTCTATGGCCGAAAACCAAGACTCAAGACTTTTACACTTAACAAATGAAGTGACTACGCATTATGGTGATTTATTAGATGTAGGATCAATAGACAACATATTACAAAAAGTAATGCCTGATGAAATTTATAATATTGGAGCACAAAGTCACGTTAGGATTAGTTTTGAAATACCTCAATTTACCGTACAATCAAATGCTCTCGGTGTACTAAACATATTAGAATCTTATAGAAGAATATGTCCTAACGCTAAATTTTATCAGGCAAGTTCATCTGAAATGTTTGGTAATTGTGTAGATGATGATGGATTCCAAAGAGAAACCACACCAATGAATCCTGTTAGTCCTTATGGGTGTTCTAAATTATTTGGTTACTCTATAGTTAGAAATTATCGTAATGCGTACGGATTACATGCAACTAATGGTATATTATTTAATCACGAATCCCCAAGAAGAGGTTCTAATTTTGTTACAAATAAAGTAGTTAAAACTGCGGTTAAAATTAAATTAGGGTTAGAAACTAAACTTGAGTTGGGCAATTTGGATTCTTATAGGGATTGGGGTCACTCTAAAGACTACGTTAGGGCAATGCACGCGATTATTAATCACGAAAAACCGGAAGATTTTGTGGTATCAACAATGGAAACACATTCAGTTAGAGATATGACAAAATACGTATTTGACCAATTAGGTATGGACTATAAAGATTATGTTACCCAAAATAATCTTTTTATTAGGCCTGAGGAGCTGAAATACCTAAAAGGCGACTCTACCAAGGCTAGAGAAATATTTAAATGGTCTCCTGAATATACCTTTGAATCAATGTTGGATGAAATGATTAATTATTGGTTAGATTTTTATAAAAAATAAAAAATGGATAAAAAAATTGTAGGAATCACATGTAGTACGTTTGATCTGCTACACACAGGACATATTATAATGTTAGAAGAATGTAAAAGACATTGTAATTATTTAATATGTGCAATACAAAACAACCCAACAATAGATAGACCTGAAAAAAATAAACCAATCCAATCTTTAGTAGAAAGATACTTACAGTTAGATGCTGTTAAATACGTTGATAAAATAATTCCCTACAATACCGAAGAAGAATTAGAAGAACTTTTTAGTTCTTTAGATTTGGATGTCCGAATAATTGGTGAAGATTATAAAGATAAGGATTACACGGCAAAAAACATTTGTCAAAAAAGGGGGATTAGAATTATTCACAATAAACGAGACCATAACCACTCAACAACAAACCTTAGAAAAAAAATCTATGATGAGGAGTGTAAAAAAAGATTTATTAGATAGTTTTTATGACAAGAAGAAAAATACAACCACAAAACGAAGAAAGTGAAATTAAAACATTTTCAAAAAAAGATTTTATTAATTCAATAATTAAGAAAAAACAAAAAAATAAGTTTTTAACTAAAACCCAAGAAGAGTACTATAACTTACTTATAAATAATCAAATAACAATATGTTCTGGTCCAGCAGGTGTTGGTAAGTCCTACATCGCTATGAAAGCGGCGGTTGATTTATTAATGGACACAAATAACACATATGAAAAATTAGTTATTGTTAGACCTGCAGTTGAAGCCGAAGAAAAGTTAGGTTCATTACCAGGAAATTTAGAAGAAAAATTAGATCCTTACATCTTTCCATCGTACTACCTATTAAATAAAATTATAGGTAAAGATGCTAGAGAGAAATTAAAAGATGCCGAAATCATAGAGGTATTCGCGTTAGCGTATATGAGAGGTATGAATATTGACAACACAATTTTAATATTTGAGGAATCACAAAACTCAAGTCCAAATCAAATGAAATTACTATTGACAAGAATAGGTTTTAATAGTAAATTCTTTATATCCGGAGACATTGAACAAACTGACAGATATAAAGATAAAAAACAATCAGGATTGTATGATGCAATACAAAGGTTTAAAAATATTAACGATGTTGGTGTCTTTGAATTTGGTGATGATGATATTGTTAGAAACCCGCTAATAAGTAAAATTTTAAAAAAATATGATGAGAATAGGGATTGAAATTAATGGTGTTTTAAGAGATACCATCGGTAAATTTACTCAGTTATACGAAAAACATATGATTGATGAGGGTGGTGGTGAAACTAATTTAAAAACTTTTGATGTTGATTTATCCGGCAATACTGATTTAGTTGTTGTAGAAGAAAATTTTAAATACGAAATAAAAAATGAAGTTACAAGTTTAAATTTAATGAATCATTTTAGTTTTAAAAATGAAGAGGAACTTTATGACTTCACTTATGAAGACTTTGCAATGCAAATCTTTGGACATGCAGGATCATCAGAGACTTTTTCGTTTAACGATTTAAATGAAATATATTTAAAATATAGAGATAATAATGAATTATTAATTGTTTCTGATGAGATGGGTAAATCAAAACCAGCATCGTTATTTTTTCTTTCAAAGTTTGGTTGCCAAATTGAAAAAATAAAATTTTACTCAAATTCCACAATAACTTCTATGTGGAATGAGATTGACGTTTTACTTACATCCAATCCTGAATTATTATTAAATAAACCAAAAGATAAAATTGTTGTAAAATACGCAACAAATTATAATAAAAACATTGACTCTGAAAATATTATTAATACATTAAAAGAGTTCGATGACATTTTACAAAAAATAACCATATGTTAAAATTTTTAGGAGAAAATTACTATATTGATATTAATGAGTTAGAATCTCAAGTAACAATAGTAGATAATACAAAAATTGTATTGTCAGGAGAAACAAAAAATGAAGATCAAATAAGCTTACCTAGATTTGAGATATTCAAAAGTTTAATTGAGGTAATCTTAACAGAAAGAGAAGACATTGATGAGGGTTTAGGTATTCATGGGGCAAAAGACCTAACAATACCGTTTAAAATCGCATTCAATACTTTATTAATAAACAAAATATTAAAAACACTTTAAAAATGGAATTAGAAAAAATTCAAAAAATTGAACAATCTTTAGAAAAAATTAAAAATAAAACATCAAGAATTTATTTTTTAGTTCAAGACACAATGGGTAACCCAAAAGCTTCGGTTAAATACATTTATGATATGGCATTAACCTTAAAAAATAATGGATTTAATTCTATTATTATCCATGAAACCGTAGACTATAAAGGGGTAGGGGAATGGTTAAATGTTAAGTATATGGAACTACCTCACCAATCAATAGACGGACAAAAATTAGAGGTGTCACCTGAAGACATAATTGTTATTCCAGAAATATACGGACACGTAATGGATCAACTAAAAAATGTTGCTTGTGGTAAAATTGTTCTTTGTCAAGCTTATGACCATATGTTAGAAACGATGTCCCCTGGGGTTTCTTGGAGTAACTACGGATTTTTTAAATGTATTACAACATCTGAAATTCAAAAAAAATATATTTCAACCATTATGAAAAACATTAGTTTTAATATTGTTGAACCGTACGTATCAGAATGTTTTACTAAAAAAGAAAAACCTTCAAAACCGATAATTTCTATACACACTAGAGATCATAGAGACACTGGTAAAATAATTAAAAGTTTTTATTTAAAATATCCACAATACAGATGGATAACTTTTAGAGATATGAGAGGAATAAACCAATTAGAATTCGCTAAACTATTAAAAGACTCTTATGTTTCAATTTGGGTTGATTCTGAATCAGCATTTGGGACGTTCCCATTAGAGTGTATGGTTACAGGGACACCGGTAATTGGTAAAGTTCCAAACCTAAAACCAGATTGGATGACCGAAGAAAACGGTATTTGGACTTACCATTTTAATGAAATCGTTGATATTTTAGCTAACTACACACAAAATTGGTTAGAAGATAATATTGCAGATACCTTACGTACAGGTATGTCTACAACAAGTAGTTTGTTCACAAATAAGGATAGTTTTGACTCAAAAGTAATAACGTTATTTGAGGACTTTTTTAAACTAAGAGAGGAAAATTTTTCAGATCAACTAAAAAAAATAAACGTAACTCAAGAAATTAATTAATCATGGAAAAAGAAAAATTTGACGTATCGGTAATATTACCAATACACACATTAAAACATAAAGATTTTGATATTCTATTTGATAGGGCAATTAAATCATTACAAATACAATCAGTAGACATTAATGAACTTGTAATAGTACATACAGATGAAGACGGATTAAAAATTAAATTGGAAAATTATGATTATAGTGGACTAACTGTTAACCTAGTAGAAAATAAAGGTGATTTTGATTTTTGTACTCAAACTAATTTAGGTGTAGAAAACGCAAAAAGTGAATGGGTTAGTATCTTAGAGTTTGACGATGAGTACTCTAGTATTTGGTTTAAAAATGTTAAAAGATTTTCAGAATCATATCCAGAATTTGATTCGTTTTTACCTTTAGTTGTTGATACAGACGAAAAAGGAATGTTTGTTGGGTTTACAAATGAAGC